ATTTTCCGTTGACTCCCACCGCGATCGCGCCGGAGCCGCCACCCTTGCAGGGAGTGCCGGGCGCACCGTCGACGATGTAATACGACTGGCCGTTAGTGACAGTCGCGGGAAGTTGGTAGACATTGAGATGGACAAGTTGCGGCGAGATGGTATCGACGCCGCTTAGCTTATTATTCAGCGCCTGGCGAAAAGCCTGTCCGGCCAAGTTGCCGGTGAAGTTGGGAATCGGGGAGTATTGCGCAAATGCAGCGCTGCCAGCGCAAAGTGTCGCATAAAGGAAGAGCAGAATGATATGTGTGATCCGTGTCATGCGATTAATAGCCCATCGCTATCCAGCCGACACCCGTTACACCCTTGCCATCGGTTGGCGTTTGCGCCCATTGAAAGCTGCCCACCTGCGAGGCCGATAGAATTATCTTGTTGCCCTGTTTCTGCAGCGGAGTGGCGGGATAAGCGAACAGATGGAGCCCCTCGGAGCCGAGGCCCAGGGCCTGGTTACTCTGCACCCAGGGATGCAATACGTAGATCGCATTCGGAAAAGCGATCGGGAAATTGAGCGCCATCGGCGTCGACGTCCCCGCGATTGTCGAGTTCCAGCCAATCGTGGAAAGCGTGCCCCATTGCACGATGATATCGATCTGCCCTAGATTCGAGTCCTGCACGCCGAGTCTCACGAAGCCGCTGATTCCGATGGTCGAAGTGAACAGCGACTTGAACGTGAGCAGCGCCGCGATGTTGACCTCGTCCGCGAGCTGATTGACATGGGTCAGCTGCACTTTGTTGAGTATTACTTGGTGCGGCTGATTCTCCACTCCCAGGCCGCTGAATGAAGCGCCGGTAGCAGCCCCTTCCACCTGGTCGGTTTGCGGAATCTCGTAGATGTCTCCGTCTACCCAGGAGTAGGTGTTATTAGCCTGCAAATAAGTGCTGCCAGTAGGATTCGCCATAAACTTTTGTTAATCGCTCCGCTTGCGCTTCGCTGTGCGCACGTCGCAGACTCCTATCGAGAACGCACCTCGCAGACTCCTTTGCTCGTTTCGCTTCGCTCCACTGGTGTGCTCGCTCCGCGCGCCGACGCGCTCCGCTAGTGTTTATATGCTAATCGTCCAGGTGCCCGAGAAATTCCCGCCGCCCGTATATGGAAACGAGGGCACCACCGCATGGGCGATCATCGGCACCGGCACCGTATGCAGCGCAACCAGTGTCCAAACCAGCGGAGATGCATCGCTCGTTGTCGCGGCGAGAGTGGTTGCCCAGACCGGATGACTTCCGCCCGAGGTGCCTGCCGTGGTGCATCGCTGGATATTCCCGTTCGAGTCCACGATCAGATTACCGATAGTGTAAGCAGTCGTGGCCGCCCATGAGGAGTTAGCCGTGCCCGCCGCAGCCGGAAAGTTCGCGGCGCCTGTGTTGCCGAACAGTCCTAGTTCCTGAATCGTGAGCGGGTTCGCTGCATAGTCGGTGCTCACGAGCTGATAAGCGATCTGCACGCTGCCGGCTGCCACCCCTCCGCTAGGACCGATAGTCACTATCCCCGATGCGTTGTAATAGGCAGGCGTCGCACCCAGCGCAGTGTCGCCGCCGGCGGGGGCGGTGTTCCCCGAGCCGAAGCCCACCACCGACACAAACTCGCCGGAGGTAGTGCCGCCGAGCAGTGATGCGAGCGCAGTGAGTCCAGCAGAGACTACCAGGTTCTCCCGTTCCCACAGCAGCCGCCCCCGCCGCCATTCCGGCCCTTCATACAGTCTGACAATGCCCTTCATGTGTGTTGTTCCCGCATTTGCTTCAAATATCTACCGCCGATCCGTTCACTATCAGCGGGCCGTCCGCTGCGGGCGGCTGGGTGCCGCCGTAAGTGACATTGCTGCCGAAATAATAACGCCGGTCGTAGTTCGGCGAGATAGTCTTGGTACCGCTTACCGGCCAGAACGGCGCCGCGATAAAATCGCTCACCTGCGGAACCAGGAAGTCCCGCTGCACGAAGATATTGCGGATGAAGTCGCTCACCGGCGGCGCCACTGTATCGGTTAGCACCAGCGTGAATTGCACGCTGTCGAGCCAGCATCGCGCGGGTTTCCAGTAATTGCAGATGGCGGTTATCCGCTTGTCGAGCGAAGTAAAATCCGTCCCTGCCGGCACCGTCAGCAGGTTTATCGAGATGCGAAACGCCGCCCATCCTTCGTCTGCCGGCCAAGTGGTGCCGCCCCAGCTGTTCTGCCCCTCTTGTAGTAGCGCGTCGGCGTAGCCGAGCCCCGCCAGTCCTTGCTTGAGGGCCGCCGGAGTGCCCATTATCGAATGGAGCTTCGTACTTAGCAGAATCAGCGCACGGTAATCGGCATAGAGCACCGAGAGCGGAATTGCGGAAGAGAAGTCCCCCTGCTGATATTCGAGCAAGTCGATGTTGATCAGCGAATCGATATTCGCGATCTCGTCCCATGACGCATAGCTGAGAGTGGCGAGCTGCGACGCAGCGGGCAGCAGCAGCGGGTTCAAGACGTCCCATTGCCAGGCCATCGGGATGACAGCCGAGTCCACTAGCGACGCAATCCGGTAGACCAGGATCGGCGAGAGGTCGAGCGAGCCCAACCGGCCGATCAAGGCAAGCAGCGCTTGCGACCGAAGGTCTCCAGCGATTGACAGTTGAAGTTGTAGATCAGCCATTACGAATGCTCACTGCCCACTACTTGCGTCAGCATTATCGACGTGCAGTTCGCCCATTGTCCCGCTGTCAATTGCGTGAAGCTCGGCGCGCTCAGTGTCACCCGGTAAACTCCGGGCGCACTGCCGATCGCCGCGATAAATTCTTCCGGCACGATATCGCGCTGCACCCTCATCGCGAGGTTCTGCGCCAATTGTTGCGCGGCCGCATTCGCCGCGCTCATCGTGGTTGACGGATCGGCGTCCGAGTACAGCGTTACAGTCCCTGTTATCTGGTAGTCAACCTCGCTCACCGCCAGCACGTTCACCGTATCCGTCAGGGGCCGGATTGAATCCGAATTGACGATCGCTGCGACCTTCGCCAGCAGCGGCCCGGATGCGACCACTGCTGTATTCGGCGACGAGGCCGGCTGTGTTACCGGTCCCACCAGCACCCAAACATCGACAGTGCCCGGCACAGGGGTCGTCACCACCACGTCCATGATTGACGGGTCAGCCGATAGCGCCCAGAAGCGATATGCGCCACTCGGCCCAGCAACACTGAAGCGATTCGGCGCCGCCTGGATTCGGTCCCGCAGATGGTCATCGGTCTCGATGTCACCGCCGCCTGCCGTAACTGTAGTATTGGTTACCGCCGAAATCAGCGTGTTGGGGTTGAGCTGCACGCTCACCTGGCCGGTAGCATAGCCGTTGCCGGCTGCCCCGGGAGTCGTCGACGTGGCGAAGACGGTGCCGGTGGTAGACCCGGCGGGAATCGTCAGCACCGCGCTCGTCGCGAATGCCAACGCGGCGTCCAGGGTGCCCACCAGCGCTCCGGCGGCTATCGTGAAATCGAAGGCCTGCGCCGCGGACAGCGTGAACTGGAGCGTGCACGTGGCGCCCTGCGCCGGCAGCCGCGTCACGCCGAGCAACTGTCCGATGAAATCGATCATCGGATAAGAGGAAAACGCGAGCAGGCATTGCATCGCCGCATATTGGATCGCGTTGCGCACCAGCGATTCGCGGTAGGCATAGAGGTCGATCAGCAGCCGTTCCACCTGCGCCGGATAAAGCGTGCGATTAGCCAGGGCTTGAAACGAAGCAACCATATCCTGCAGCACCAGGTTGGGGTCCAGTCCATCCGCATCGCTGACGAATTGTGGCATCGGCAAGGAAACGATCCCGGTCGGCAACGAGACGACTTCGAGCACCGCCACGCAAGTCCATCCGCCGGCGCCGTCAGAGGTAAACGCCCCCGCGACGTTGCCGAAGACGGGCGGAATTGCCCCGGTCGAAGTCTGATCAGCACCGCTCCACTGCTGCACGTTGCCGTTAGGGTCGATGATGACCTTGCCGGCAGCCACAGGAGTATTTGGCGCCCACGCTGGGTTCATTTCACCGACCTAGCATGCGCCGCCGCTCCGCTGTCGCGCGAATATCGAGACGTTATTCTCACGTCAGGTTCCTTGGCACTGTCAGCGTCAGCCGCTGCCGGCCCGTCCCGCTTACGTCCACCTTCAGTTGCCATGTAATCGTAATGTTCAGTTGCGCCAATGCGCTGGTCAGATCGACGACTACGCTCAGCACTCTGACCCGCGGCTCCCATTTTGTGATCGCCTCGACGATCTCTCTCACCAGCGCCGGCCGTGCGACCGTTATAGGCGCGTCGATCAACCGCCACAGATCGCATGCGAACGTCGGGCGGAGCGGGTCACTGCCCTGCGGTGTCGCGAGAATAATTCTGATACACTGATTAATATCCGTCACTCCCTGCACGACGTTGCCGATGCCGCCGCCGCTCATTTGAGTGGGAGCCGACGAATCGAGCATCAGCGACCAATCCGCCGAAGTGAGATCGTCAAGCGTGATAGCGCCAGCCGGCATTTAGTGGTTGCCTCGCAAGGCGCAGGCGATCGCGGCACGGCAGAGGATATACGCGAG